TTCTCTCCATTGTTCTGGATATCTATCATACTCCATACCAAACACGGTATTTAAACCTAGATTGAGCTGTTTGGTAAATAGTGCTCTATTTAAAGCCATTGTTCAATCTCCTTATACCCCAGCTTGACGTGTACCGTATAAGTGTAAGTTGATTACAACTTCCACATCAGCATCAGCGCCAACTGCGTTGTTTGGTTCATCTATCAATCTTAATATTCTTAAGACTTTTGCTGTAGTAGCTAAAGTGCTAATATCTAGCTCGTCTTGTGAATATCCGAAAGTAGAGTTAAACGTACCGATAGTTACATTTGCTAACTCACCTACGTTAGCATTTGCAAAAGTACCGTTACATTGAACTTTGTATGTTATGTTTGGATCGTCATAGACTAAAGCTTTAACTGCAGATCCTGCTTTTACAGCAGTCCCTGTGTTCCAAACTTTAGAAAACTTGACATCCCCGGTGCTGTTCTCAATGTATTCCACTCCGTAAAATACACCTAAAGCAACTCCACCAGCTGTTCCTCTAATAATAGTACCATCAGTTGTCATAGTAACTAAGTCACCTGATGCTAAATTAGCAGCGTAAGAGTTTGCAATAGGATATTCTTGAGGTCTGATCACGCCACCGGTTAAGTGTCTCAAAGGTATAAAACCTTGAGGTGCGTCTACATTTGCCATGTTTATAGTCTCCTATTTATTTGTTACTCTTTAAAGCCTCCTCTAGTAACTGATGATTTGAAAGACTTTTGAATAGGATTACCTGGTTGTTCAACTCTATGCATATCTTGTTCGACCGATCTCATTAAATTTTCAGTCATTCTTGCGTAATATAAATTACGTTCATTTACCATTTCTTCAGGCATTTCACAGAGTAGCATACCTTCTATTCCTATATAACCAGCAAACTTACCATGTTCTATCGTTGGAAAATGTTGTGCATTCTTAACCGTTTTAGGGTCACGAGGTTGCCAACCTTCTCTCAATCGTTTGGCTACGTTTGTTGGTGTTTCCTGTCCTAGTACCATAGTTGCAATCCATCTTTGTTTGTAACCAGGTCTAGCTTCAGGAGCCTCCAATAAATTACTAGGGCGCCATTGTGAAACCTTTGCTTCTTCAGCTCTAGTTTCATTTTTTATTTTATTACTCATAGTCGTGCTCCTTATGTTCACGTATTGCTGCTAAAGGTTTTTACTTCTTTAGCAAATCGCTTTAGTGCCGCTTCATCATTAATATCAATACCAAATGTTTGTGCAGTTTTGATATCTTCTTGAGTTAGCTTTACTCTATTACTGTCATTTCCTTTTTTACGAGAAACTCCAGCTACAGGAGATTGCACTCTGTTGTTTTTTTGTACTACATTTTTATCAGTTTGAACAGCGTCTTGTTCATCTTTAGAAAAATAACTTAATCCAGATGATTTAAGTCTTTTATCCATTTCAATGTAATAATCTGGATCATTAACATCCCAACCTTCTTCAGTAAGTTCAGCATCTATACCGTATGCCATAGCAGTTTCTTTTCTAAATCCTGGTTTATTAAACCATTCTTTGTTATCTTTTACCCAATCTGCTGCTAAAGGTGGAGTTTGTTTTGGTTTTTTTTCTACTTTAGGCACTGAAGATGATAATTCTTCAGTTTTTGACATTTGTCCTCTGATATCAGCCATTTTTTCATAAAGTTCAACTTGTCTGTCAGTATTACCTTCTTCAATTGCTGATTTAAGCTCTGCAGAAACAGTTGAATAATTATTTTTTAAACTTTTACCAGCAATTTCATAAGTTTTTTTCTCTAAATCAGCTAGTCTTTGTTCTAATTCAACGTTTTTTTGTTCTGCTTCTGCTCTTTTTGCCACTTCTTTTGCAATTCTTTTACGAACCTTTTCAGAATATGGCATATCATCTGAATATGCAGGGACTTTTTTCTTTTCTTCAAGTTTTATTTCCCTTTCATTTTCATATGATTTATCATTTGCTTTCTCTTTTTCTTCAGTTTCAGCTTTTTCAACTAATGCATCAATAGGATTCTGAGGAACCTCTATTTCTTGATCAATTGGATTTTCATCTAGCTTAACTTCTAACTCTTTCTCATTGTTATTTTCTTCTATCATAGTTTTCTCCTATGTTGTCATTAGTCTAAACTAATGTGTATTATAATTGTTGAGATATTACTTCAGGGTTTTCTAATGTAGCAATAACCTCATCGTCATTAATTAACACCATTTTGACTTTTTGTACAGAGATTTTGGCTCCAGCATATCTACCAAAAACAACCCAATCTCCTACTTTACACCATGGTATTTTTCTATCGCTATAACACTCTGGTCCCATAGCAATAACTTTTCCAACTGAATTTAAATAACTTTGTTGTTCTTTATTTGTATCAGTTAAATAAATTCCTCCTTTTGTTTTCTCTACCACACCTTTTGGTCTTATTAATATTCTATAACCAACTGGTTGAGGTAATTTTTCTGGCGTAGCAACACTATCATCTGTTGCCCACGTGTCTTGACTAATCATCTATATCTCCTTCCTTATATTTTTGAGTAGTTTCTTCAATTATTTCTAAAGATTTATTTAAACCAACAGACATTCCTTGTATTCTTTTAAAGTCTTCAATTTTATCTACACCTTTAGATAATAAATTTTTTGCTAATTCAGTATCGTATTCTTTAATTTTTTTCTTTATTGCTATTATCAATCTTTCCATAATCTGTTTTTTCCATAAAATATTCTAATGTTTGATCAAAATTTTTTTTTAAACCATTGGCTGCAATTGCAAACAATCTTGGTTTAACATGTTTAATAGATATTTTATTATTTTCTAAAAACTTCTTAGCTTTTTTAATTTCTTCAACTTTAACTGCCATTAACTATCACGTTTAGCAACTCTAGAAGCTGTCTCAACTATTTTAGCTTTAGTTTCAGCATCTTTTCTAGCTTGCGTTCTTTCCTTATCTTTTACTCCTTCAGCAAATCTAGCTTTTCTAATATTAAGCTCTTCTGCTTTTAATTGTAAACTTGCTTGATCTTTTTGCATCTGCATTTGTTCTTTTTGTTGTTCTGGAGATGGTGGCATACTTCCCATCAATCCTTGTGCAGCTTGAGCTGCAGCAACAGCAATTCTATTTTCTTGTTCGATTGAAACATCAGAAGTTTCTTCATCTCTAAGTTCTTTATTAATTTCACCAGTAGATGTTGGCATACCTTCAGGTGCTTGAGCTTGCATTTGTTGTTGATATAAATAAGCCATATGTTGACCCATGTGTGCCATCATTAATGGATATAAAACTTCTTTAGCTTGTGGATTACCACCAAATCTTGGATCCATCATAAATTGTTGGTGAACAGCAAGATGAGCTTGATGATCTTGATCTTCAAAAACTTTAATTGGTTTTCCATTTAATGCCGCCATATTTTCTGAAACTGGATCACGTCTAGGTGTTTCTTCATCTTCTATAATTAAATCTTGATAATCAGGTATATTTAGAGATTGTAAAAATCTTCTATATGCTTCTTTAGTATCAATTATGTTTGGTGCTTGTTGTGCTAATTGTAAACCAGTTTGAGCTAAAGCAATTCTTTGAGCTTGAGAAAATATATTTGGATCACTTACTGGTACTACATTTACTGCATCATCAAAATCTTTTCTTCTTATTGTTTTTCTTTCTCCAATAACATCATAAGGATATTCGTCATCTAGAAATTCTCCATTTAATTCATAAATTAATTTAAATTCTCTACCTTGAGCTTGATGTAATCTTTTATGTATTGCACTAAATACTTTTGAACCTTGTTCTATTAATGCTATTGTAGTTCCGACTGGACCTGATCCTGCAGATTGTCCTACCATTGCATCTGCAATACTAGCAAAACGTCTCCCTGACTCAGTTAAAACTCCTAAAAGTTGTAATAAAGTAGGCGATGGCTCCTTAAATGGAAGAGGGATAAACGATTTTCGGAGATCATCGCCATATGCTTCGACATCTACCCATTCACCAGGTGAAACAGTAATATCTCCACCTTCTATTCTAGCTCCTTTTGCTTTAAATCCACCATTGAGATTTGCAAATGCAGCTGAATCTAAAAGAGCACGAAGTGCTCCTGTGCTTGCGTGTTGTAAACCGCCGATCATTTGAATAAGGCCAAAGCCATAGAAGCCTAAGCCAGGAAGATATTTATAATGTATAAAATAAGTTCTTTTTCTTTTTAAAGGATCATCTTCTTTCCAATTTCGTCTAATAGCTAATGTTTGTCCACTTTCGTAATCAACTGTTACTATGTATGGTAAAGCTAAACCAGATTCATCTTCACCTAAATCTAAATCTGCATGTATTTCTAATACTGTATGAATTTTATCTGCCATTGAAGCTGACATTCCTTCTAATTTTTGAATTGTTTGTTCTACTAAATCAGAAGAATTTTGACCGCCTTGATTTTGTGTTATAGATACATCTCTATAAAAACCTTCTACTTGTCGTCTTTTAATTTCATTTGTAGTAAGTTTCATAACTTGAGTATATCTTTCAGCAGTTTCTAAATCTGTATTTTCATATGAAATAACAAATTGATCTGCAGGTACAAATTTTGAACAAATTCTATCTAATGAATTATCAAAGTATATCTTTTTAAAAGCAGAGCCTGCAAGAGCTAAATAAAATAACATCTGATCTAATTCATTAAAATAATCTGTAATTTGATTTGTTACTTGATAATTCATAAAATCTTGAACACGTTGAGCTTGTTCTAATTTTTTATCTGATTGTTTTCCAACAATTTGAGTTTTTACAGGACCGCCTGCGGGAAACATTTCTGCAATGGCTCTAGCTTGAAATTGAGTTGCAGCCTCTGACATCAATGGATGATGAACACCAGAAGCTCCCGGGAATGGATCTTGTCTATCTTCTACAACCACTCCTAACATTTTTAAACCTTTAGAATATTGATCTTCCCATTCTTTTCTTGAAGCTTTATCATCTTCGTAAGATTTTATTAAAGATTTTCCTATTCCTAAAACTTCTTGTTGTGATAATTCTTCTGCTAAATTAGAATAATGATTTGATTCAAATGCTTCTTCTTCTTTTTCAGTTAATTCACCATCAACTTCTACTTTTACTTTTTTACCTTCATCATCAGTAAATTCTAATTTTTTTTTATCTAATTCTACTTCTAATGCCATTATGCCCTTCTAGTTTTTTTCTTTGTACCGTCTGGATTTCTATTTTTACTTTTTTTACCTTTTAAAATATCTCTATCTACTTTAGCTGCTTTACCACCAGTTAGTGCAGAATTAACTCTTGCCATTGCCCAAGCTTGTGGACTTACACCTTTTCTATGACCACTTGTTCTATATGCAGCCAATCCTCTATTATAAATTTTTCTAATTTTAGAAACAGAAACACCTGATTTTTTAGCTTTATTTCTAATTGCTGTTGCAGTGCTTGATCCTTTTGCTTTAGCCATACATCTCCTTAAATTTTTTATTATGTTTACTTTTCTTTTTTGAACCTATAAATTTTCCACCTTTTTTATCTCCAGGTAAAACTCCTGAACCTTTATTATCTTTATTCAATCTTTTTAATGCAGCTTTTCTTTTAGCTCTTAATGCACCAGATGTTCCAGCAAGATATTGTTTTTTTACTTTTTTCTTATTTGGTCTAGTCATAGTTTTCTTAAAAGAAGGTCTTGCAATCACTTAGGAAATCCCTTTCTCATATTTTTGTAAGCTTTTTTAGATATTGTTGATTTAGATTTTGGTCTACTTTTACCAGCTTTTTTTCTGGCGTTTATATTAGCATAAAGTCCTTTTTTCATAGTTTCATAATACCTCCTGGTTCATACCATACTTTCCTATAAAGAGATATAAAACAAAAAAGACAATTATTCTAGTATTAA